ATGATCGACGACACGATTGCCGGGCGCGACCGCGCCCTCGACTTCCGTTGGGGCGTCCCCAGCAGCATTCTAGAGGTGTCCGGAGTTCCGGACGTCCAGGACCGCCTCTACGACCAAGCCCGCAGGAGCATCCTCGCCGCCGCGTGCATCGCGGCCGACGAGCGGCCGGGTGACCCCGAGGCGTGGTGGATCTCCTACTCCCGCAGGAAGGAGTTCTACCGCGACACCCAGCGCTACCTCGGCGCGCCGTACACCTACGACCGCGTGACGCGCGGCGTGGCGGAGGGCATCGAGCACGGCCTCCTGGAGGAGGTGCGGGCTGTGCCCGGCGCGCACCTCGCGGCGAACCCACGGCAGAGCAGGATCCGGGCCACGCCCGAGCTACTGCGCCTGTTCCAGGACGCGCCCTTCGAGTACCAGCGCCGGCCCGCCTCCATGGTCCTGCGCGATGGCGAGGGCCGGCCGATCCCGCTCCCGACGACGCAGGCCGTGCACCGGCTCCAGCGGGAGATGGACGCCCTCGAAGGCTACTTCGGCAGCATCCGCCTCACGCTCGGCCAGGGCAACGGATGGGAGCACACCAGGCGCATCCTGCGGGCCAGGAGCGAGCGGACCGGCAATTGGGCCTCGGTCACCCCCGAGCCGTGCCTCCACCCAGTCCGGATCTTCAGCCGGGCGTCCGTGGCGAAGGGCGGCCGGCTCTACGCCTGGTACCACCAGCTCCCCTCGGCCCGACGGGCGGAGTGCCTCATCAACGGCGAGCTCATCATCGAGCCCGACTTCTCGGCCCTCCACCCGCGCCTGCTCCACGCCATGAAGGGCGTCGAGATGCGGCACGATCCCTACGACATCGCGGAATGCCCGAGGCCGCACGCCAAGCGAGCCCTGAACACCCTGATCAACGCCCGGTCTCGGATGCAGGCGGCGGCCTCGCTCTACCACCACCCGACCTTCCCGAAGGACCAGGCCTACGTGCAGCGGGTGATGCGGGCCGTGGAGAAGCGGAACCCGGTCATCCGTTCCTACCTCGGTTCCGATGCCGGCATCGACCTCATGGCGATCGACAGCCGCATGGCCCTCGACGTCGTGAAGGCTTGCGACAAGGCCGGGATCGCCTGCCTGCCCGTCCACGACAGCTTCATGACGGCGCAGCGGGACGGGGGTCGCGTGGAGGGGATCATGGACGGGATCCTCGCCCGGACCGTCAACTCGCTAAGCTCTTCTAGATCCTCGACGAAAGCGTGATTTTCCCCACATATGGAGGGCCCCGGCCTCCTCCGGGCCCGAACCGCGGGGTCCGGGCCTCCCTCTCTCCTCCGCCGGTTCCGGTCCCGCTACCGTCTCTGGATAGGGCTCCGCTGGTTCCGGTCCCGCCACCTTCTCAGGATAGGGCTTCGCCGGTTCCGGTCCTGCCACCGTCTCAAGATGTATCTCCCTGGGCCTGACCTTCGGAACGTTGCTCGCTCGATGCGTCTATCCCTTTCTCCGACCATCGATTTCAAGTCTCCACGCTTGTTGGTATGCGTCGGCTCGGGTATAATCGGAGCACCTGCTCTCAGGTCTCGATGCACCACATCGTGTGAGCTCCCTCGTCGAATCCCGACGGGGGAGCTCTGCATTTGGGCTGGTCCCTTTCAGGTCGCGAACGGATGATCCGCTGGTCCCTCCAGCACGGCCGTCCCATGTTCAGCTACGACCGCTCCGAAGCCTCCGATCCCGCCGACGACCTCGTGTTCGACGACGAGGCCACCTTCGCCCCCGACCTTTCCGGGGGGGTGCATCCCGTCGCCGCCGCGGCCGAGGCCAAGCGGGACAGTGCCACGCGTTCCCGGGAGTGGCGGGCGCGGGAGAGGGACAGGGCGATCGTCGATGCCGTGCTCGTCGACGCGATGGTCTCGGCCCAGCAGCACGTCCGGCTCCTGCGCAAGCGCCAGGGCGGCCCTGACGATGCCCCGCCCCCGGCCGTCTACATGCGCCCCGTCCTGCTCCTCGCCTACCGGGAGCTCCGCCTCAAGGGCTGGTCCAAGGAGAAGGCGACCGAGGCGCTCGCCGCGCGGACGATGCCGAAGCGGGTGCCCCTGCCGCCCCTCTAGCCGGGGGTTGTCCGTTGCAGGGTGGGGCGGGGGAATGGTTGCCGGGTGTGCAGCCCTTCCTCCTCAACTCGGGCGGGCCGGTCGCTACCGGTCCGCCGTTTCGTTTCCGGCCCATGCGCCTCGCCGAGCCCGCCCCGTACCGCACCGCCCGCCCCGGGCAGGATGCCGCGCGTCCGGCATCCCCGCAGTGGTGCGGACCCGAAGGCCTGCGGGCGCAGGCGCGAGAGGGGGGTGGGGTCACAGGTCCTCCCCCGGGGGGGCTGAACTTCAGGTTTCGCGATTTCGGGCGTGCGCGTTCGCCAGCCCGAAAACGGGGTCCGCACCCCGGGTCCGCGGGGTCCGCAACGGGATCCGCGCGCATGAGGTTCGAGATCGGGCTCTCGATCCGCGCCTACGCCAAGCGCCGCGGCGTATCGGACAAGGCGGTCCGCAAGGCGATCGCCTCGGGCCGCATCGCGGCCGCCGTGCTTCCAGATAAGACGATAGAGTCCGAGGTCGCGGACCGGCTCTGGGAGGCGAACACCGATCCGAGCCAGCGCCGCGGTCGCAAGGCCGAGCGCGCCGAGGCGTCGATGCGCGCGATCGAGGCCGCGGCCCCGGCCGCCGTCGAGCCGGGGCCCGACCCGGATCCCGAACCCGAGCCCGTGGTCGAGCCCGTGGTCGAGCCCGAGCCCGACGAGGATCCGGCGAGCCCGCGGCCCCGCCCGTTCGGGCCAGAGGATTTCGAGGAGGACCCGCCGCGGCGCCAGGCGATGAGCGACGCGCAGATGGAGGTGGCCGAGGCGCTCGCGGAGCGGGTCGCGGCCAACCGCGCGCGGTCCGCGGCCGGGCAGGCGCGCCCCTCCGACCTCGGTCCGGCGGGCGAGGACGCCGAGGCCCTGATGTCCCTCGCGGTCGAGGAGAAGCGCGAGAAGGTGCGCAAGCTGCGCCTTGCCAACGACCGCGAGGAGCGGCTCCTCATCCCGGCCGACCCGACCCGGGCCCACGTCTTCGCCGCGTTCCGCTCCCTGACCGAGAGCTGGCAGAACTGGCCCGACGCCTTCGCGCCCGGCTTCGCGGCGCGGTTCGACATCGACAACCACGCCGCCCTGCAGGCCCTGCGCGACGGGGTGCGCGAGCACCTGGAGAAGCTCTCCACCGAGCCGGAGAGCCTCGTGCGCGTGCCGCAGGCGGCGAAGGCCTGAGCCATGCTGAGCGTCCCCGCCTCGCTCCTGGGGTATCGCGGCGCCGGCGAGATGGCCGCGGTCATCCGGAACGCCCTCCGGCCGAAGCCGTCCCTGTTCGTCTGGCAGTGGGCCGACCTCCGGCGCAAGCTCAACCGGAAGCACTCGAAGGAGGACGGGCGCTGGTCGACCGGCCGCGTCCCCTTCATGCGCGAGCCGATGGAGTGCCTCTCGGCCCGCTCCCCCGTGCAGCGCGTCGTCCTGAAGAAGGGCGCGCAGGACTCGGGCACGGAGACGGCCAACAACTGGTGCGGCTACACGATCGACCACGACCCGAGCTCGATCCTCTACGTCTCGCCGACCCTGACGGTGACGAAGCGGACGTCGGCCCGCATCCAGTCCATGGTCGACGACGACCCGGACGGGCTGGGCAGGAAGATCCTGCCGGCGCGCAAGGCGGGGTCGAAGAACAGCCAGTTCGAGAAGCACTTCCCCGGCGACGCGATCTACTTCGCCACCGCCATGTCGGCGGCCACCCTGCGCTCGACCGCGGCCGGCAAGGTGGTGCTGGACGAGGTCGACGCCTACCCCCTCGACGTCGACGGCGAGGGCGGCGTGGTCGAGGTGGTCGAGGCCCGCGGCTTCACCTACGGCGACCAGTTCAAGGCCTTGCTGATCTCGACGCCGGGCGTCGAGCAGACCTCGGTCATCGAGCCCGAGTACAAGAAGGGCGACCAGCGCTTCTACTTCATGCGCTGCCCGCACGCGGCCTGCGGCCGCCACCTCCACTTCCGGAAGGAGGGCTTCGCCTGGACCCCCGGCCGGCCGAAGACCGTCCACTACCTCTGCGACCACTGCGGCCGGAAGATCGTCGAGGGCCGGCACAAGACCTAGATGATGGCCGGGGGCGTCTGGATCCCGAAGGCCCTGCGCGAGAGCCCGGAGGCGATGGCGCGGATCAACGCCGGCGACCGGTCCGAGCTCGACGCCTTCAACGCCAAGAGCCTGTTCCGGTCCTACCACCTGCCGAGCTTCTACTCGCCCGTCGGCTGGCTGGCGTGGTCGAAGATCATGCTGCTCTGGGAGCAGGCCGAGGGCGTCGCCCACAAGATGAAGGCGGTGGTCAACACCATCTTCGGCGACACCTGAGTCGAGGCGGGCGAGGCGCCGGACTGGGAGGCGATCTACGGCCGGCGCGACCTGACCTACCTGGCGTCGAGGCAGGCCTGCTGTTGACCTGGGCCCTGATGCCGTCGCCGTTCCCGCCGGTGGCGCCGGCGCGCACGACCGGCCGCTACCTCAGCGTGCAGGGGATGTACAACGTCGTCTGGGACGCGGCGACGAGCCGGCTGCTCGTCTACTACCTCGCCGGGAACGTCCCGACGGCGATCTCCTCGCAGGCCCAGATTGCGGCTCAAACGTCCACCGGGGCGATCGGGATCTACAACCTGGGGTCGACCGGGATCGTCGGCGAGGCGGTCGCGACCTACCCCTACCCGACGTCGCCGACGGGCTACTCGGCCCACTCCTTCAACGCGAACGCCGACGTCCTCTTCGTCAGCAACGGCGGTGCGAACTCGGGCGGGTTCCAGATCCGGAACCTCGCGACCGGCGTGAGCTCGGGGGCGATCACCGGCTACGCCAACGTCTCGACCCGGGCCGCCACCTACGACGTCGGGGACGGCTGGGTTACGGCGGTGCCACAGGCCAACGGTAAGAAGACCGGCAACCCGTACACCTTCGTCACCGTCAACAACCGGCGGGCGCTGCGGGTGGACTATGGCGTGGTCTCCCCCGCCTTCCCGGTGCTCGGCCGCGTCGCCGCGCCGGCCGTCGCGCCGCTGCCCCCTCTCACGGGCGTCCCGTTCATCCTTGAAGGGGCCAACACCATCCGCCTCGTGACGGTCTCGCTCCGCTCGCCCGGGTTCCTCCGGGCCGGCCAGGTCTTCATCCCGGCGACCGTTTCGACGCAGGAAGTCGACGTGCGGGGCGACCTCGTCTCGGTCGCCGAGGCTGACTGGTACGGCTACGCCCGGACCGACCTGACCTCGCATGCCTTCGTGCCGCTCTCCGCCTATCTCGGCTACCGGACCGAGGTGCCCTGTACGGGGTTCGTGCAGCAGGACGGATCGACCATGTATCGCCCGAACAGCACCGCGATCGGCGACGACTTCACCTTCACGAGGGTCGGCTAGCCCAATCTGCAGCTCACCGGGATGCAGCCGGGCTTGGCGGCGCTGTACCGAGCCTACGGGACCCAGGACCCTGCCTCGACCAGCATCCTCGCCGGGTATGTAAAGACCGTGTCCACCGCAAACGGCTCGACGATCGGGGAGCGCTCGATCGGGGGCGACCAGCAGATCCCAAGGTCGCTGCTCTCCATCCCGCACCTCGGGGCTCTGGTCATCTGGTCCGGGGGCACGCTCGTCGACACCGCGATCATCCAGATCAGCTTCGACGGGGGCGTGACATGGCGGCAGGCGACCGCGTTCAGGAGCCAGTTCGTCGGATCGCAGCCGACGATCCGAGGCGCGCCCTACGCCGACCTGCAGACGGCGGTCCCGCTCTTCCTCGTCTGAGCCCCGCTCGCGACGTCGCGACACGTCGCGAACGGCTCACGACACGTCGCGAAGGGCATCCGCGACCGCGTCGACGACCGTCCCGTGGAAGTCGAACCGGACGGTGTCGTAGCGCGTCTGCGTCGCGAACAGGGGGAGGATCTCCAGCCCGCCGCCGAGGGCACTCCGGACGAGCGTGGGCGGGGCTCCCGGCCGCAGCGTGACCCACGCCACGTTCGGCTCCCGCGCCACGCTGGCGACGTAGCCGCGAGGGAGGTTGCCGAAGCGATCCCGCGGTGCGGCTGGGCCCGGGACGAGGGGCCCGAGCTTCGTGGTGCCGGGCGAGCCGGCGCGCCGGGTCCCCGGGTGCATCTGCAGGTCGAGGTATCCGGCCTGCGCGTCGGCCAGGAACACCAGGGCGTCGATCCTGCCGCCCGTCGTGCGGGCCCGGGCGGGGAAGAACCGCACCCCGTCGAGGGTGAACGGGGTCGGCTCCTCCAGGCCGCTCCGCATGGCCTGCCGGACGGCCTCCTGCGCCGCCTTGTCCGCCTCGTTGATGAGGTCGGCGACGGCGGGGCCGACGCCCTCCCGGAGGGCGTCTTCGAGACCGCGCTCGAACGCAGACCGGTCGAAGCTCGGGTCGATCGTGAGCATGTCGCGACCCTCGGCCGGGGGCCTGCAAGCGCCAATCCCCGGGGAGCGCCGTTCGAACATCGTCGGACAATCGTTACATTGTCTTGGAGTAACGGGGGGAGAGGTCGGCCTTCCCCAAATCATCGTCCTGCTACGAGGGGGTACGGGAGCCGGTCTAAAGCCCGAAGGACCATGATGGGCCGACGAGGGGCTGACGGAAGCTCAATTCGGGCGCACAGGGCAAGGCACAAGAGCCCAGGACTTCCTTTACCCCAGATTGTGGACATCTTCCCCAGATTCTTGACCCGGGACTCCGGCCAGGCCCACCTTGGTTGCACGAGATCGCCCCGCCCTGGAGAGACGCCCCAATGGCCCAGCACCACGCCGCCCACGTGACCGCCGACGTCGCCGGGTGCCTTGGGCAGGGCATGCTCCTCGGCCACTATGCCCTCCAGGACTTCTTCCGCTCGGTCGAGACCGACCGCCGCCGAGGCGTCGACGCCGTCGAGGACCTCATCCACGAGCTCGCCCGCGCCCGGACCCAGGCAGCCACCGCGCAGGCCGAGACCGCCCGCCTCCGTCGCGAGCTTGCCTCCTGCGCCGGGGCCCTCGGCGCGGAGCGCGAGCGCGCTGATCGCGCCGAGTACGCCCTCGCGCACGTCGTCGCGGCGATGCGGCAGCGCGCATGAAAAAGCCCGCCGGGGGGACCGGCGGGCTCGTGAGCGGCGGGCGGCTCGCGTCTAGCGGCGGGGGCCGTAGCTGTATGCGGGCGCGGTCCCTAGCTCCGCCAGCAGTTCGCTCACGTCGATCGAGAGGCTCGGGCCGCCGGTCCCGCCCTTCGAGTCCCTGCCGGTGACCCCCGCCAGCACCGCATCCGCGACGACGGGCGGCAGGCGGAACGGGCCGAGCGCCGAGCTGCCTCCAAGACCCGCGTTGATGTGGCGCTGCAGCCGGCTTGCCGGGCAGCCGATCACCTCGCCGAGTTGACCCGCGTCGAGCCCTGCGATCCACGCAGCCAGGGGCGCCGGCAGCGGGTCGACCGGGGGGGGCTGCTCGTGCGTGAAGAGCCGAACCCGGGCGTGTCGCTGCACGAGCTCCGCCATAGGGCACGGCTCGCGCACGGCCGCGAGCGGCTCGCCCGGCTCGTCGTGGCGGACCGCGTCAAGCGCGGCCGCCGCGAGCGTCGCGGCGGTCGGCTTGGGCTGCCAGCCGAGCAGCGTGAGCGGCAGCAGCAGCGTCTCTAGCGCGGCGTGTAGGATCGTCGCCAGGATCCTTGCCAACAGTCTCATCGTGTCCTCCTTCCTCTCGGGGTAATCGTCGGCTTCAGAGCAGAAAGGCGCTAGCCTCCTCGGGGGCGTGCCGTCGGCGCCGCGCCGGGACCGCCCCGAACAGGGCGAGGTTGAGGTCGTCAGAGAGCTGGAGCTTGTGCCCGTGCAGCAGGGCGAGGGCGTGCGCGGTCTCGCCCTGGTCGAGGCTCTTGCGCTCGCTGAGCAGATGCCCTGTCCAGCACGTCGCCTGGCTCCAGCCCGACGCGTTGCGGATCGCGGCCCAGTCCGTATCGAGGCTGCTGAGGAAGCGGCAGGCCGCCAGGGCGGCCGCCTGAACGGCCGGGTCGGCGGCGCGGGCGAACCACAGCGCCGGGGCCGGCCGGTTCAGGCGCTGCTCAGCCCGGCCGACGTTCGCGAGCGCGTTCGAGACGAGGCGTTCCGCAGACTTGAGCCCCCACGACGTCCAGGCCTCCATCGCGAGCAGGTCGCGGGCCTCGGCGAGGTGCCGCACGAAGAGCCATGGGCGATCGGCAAGGAGGCGGGCGAGCTCGGCGCGAATCGGGGGAGCGCGCAACTCGGTTTCGGCGACGTCGCGCCCGTGGCGCTCCTGCTCCTGCCGGGCCTTCTCCTCGCGCTCGGCGGCCGCCTCGGCGACGACGCGGTCGACCTCGGCCTGCAGGGCGGCGACGTCGAACGTGATGCCGGTGCTCCACCAGCACGGGAGCATCTGCGGCTCCCCGTGCCCCCTCTCGGTCCACGAGTAGCCGGCGCCGACCATCAAGCCGCGGGCGCGGGAGTAGGCGTCGCGGAAGGTCTGTGTCGGCTGCACGGCGACCCAGAGGAGCAGAGTGCGCCCGTACCGGCGGTGCTCGCCGACGCAGCGCCACTCAGTGCCGAACGTCTCGGGCGGGCGGGTGTTCATGGGTCCTCTCGGGAAACCAGGGTGGCGGGCGTAATCGCCCGGTTTGCCAATCAGGGTACAGGCGAATGGTCCCACTCCGATAAGCATTCCGCAAGCACAAAACTCATGTAACGCGTTTCTCAAGGACTGTAACGCTTTTCTTGAGCTGACATCTTCGATCGAGACGCCACCCAAGACCGGACTTCCCCGATGCTGTAGTGCCGAGAACTGAAAAAAGTTTTCGGCCTGTGCTTGACGGCAACCGTCGACGCGCTGACATTAGCTGCGAAGCGGATACGCGACGGCGCGTATCGCGAGCGGCGGTGGGCATCGTGGCGGGCGGAGTGAACGAGGGGGCGCCGGCGCGGCCGGCGGAGAGCGGAGGGCCGGGCGACGCCCTCGCGGCGTTGGAGGACGCAATCCGCGCTGCCGGAAGCGCGAGCGCCTGGGCGGCCGCGGCGGGGGTCTCGCCAGCGTACGTGTCGGACGTCCGCCTCGGCCGTCGCGCGCCGGGCGCGGCGGTTCTGCGCGCCCTCCGCCTGCAGCGCGTCGTCAGCTACGCGCCCGCCGCGGAGGCAGGCCGATGAACTACGTCACGCACCCCGGCCGGGCCTTCGAGGATCACGACGAGGCCGAGCCGCCGGAGCCCACGTTCGCCGACGGTGGGTTCGTCCGCCGCCACACGGCCCGGAAGGCCCTGTGGTGCGAGGGCTGCCCGATCGACCGCGGGGTCATGCCGGGCGAGCGCTACCGCGTCTTCGTCGGCCTCGACGGCTGGGGCGAGTTCTTCTGCGAGCGTTCCTGCGACAGCAAGCCAGACGTCTGCTGCGCCGCCCGGGCCGCCCAGCCGGATCCGCCGGAGCCGGTCGTGGAGTGGGCGCCGTACCCCCACGACGACGATGACCTGCCTTTCTGAGGAGCGCGCGATGAGCGACATCGGCTTCGAACTGGCGGACGTCGACACCTTCGACCCGAACGAGGAGGCCTTCGATCGGATGCGGGAGAAGGAGCACGCGGCCGCGATCGAGACGTGCGTCGCGCACGGCCTCGACCTCCGCGGCGTCCGCTACACCGCCCTCGGTGAGGTGGCGGAGGACGTCGCGGTCGGCGAGCCCTGGTTCATGACCGAACTCGCCGGCTTGCAGTTCTACGACTACGGCGCGTGGGACGGGGTCCTGGAGGAGCGCGTTATGCCGCGGGACGGCGACCGCCTGTCCCTCGTGCGCGCCCCGGACAATCCCCACGACGCGAACGCGATCGAGGTCTGGTGGAACAACGGCGTCCGGCTCGGGCACCTGCCGCGCAACGTCGCCGCGGTCGTCGCCGGTCCTTTCGACCTCGGCCTGCGCTGCCGGGCCTTCATCGCGGACGGCGGCACGGGGGAGGCCTGGACGGCCAAGGCCGTCCTCGTCGGCGACGCGGTCCGGGCGCTGCACGAGAAGCGGATCCGGCACGTCGTCCGTCGGGCGATCGAGGAGCACGAGGCCCGGGAGCGCTCGGCCGAGCGCCGCCGCAGGCTGGTCGGGGATCGCAACGGCCACCTGTTCGAGAGCGAGCAGGCCGATCGGCGCCGGGCTTGCCTCGTCCAAGCGGCGAAGGTCCTGTTGGCGACGGTGCCGCTCGAAGTCGAGCCTCCGCCGGTCGGGAAGCTCATCGATCTCGCGACGATCGAGATCCTCCTCGGCATATCCCGCTCGACCGCCCGGCGGATCGTGGAGCGGGCGGGGTGCCCGATCGATGTCGACCGCCGCGGTTTGTACGCGACCGGATCGTTCGTCGAAGTCACGCCCCGGCTGCAGGAGGCGATCCGCGAGCATGCCGCCCGCCCGCTCCGGATCCGCCCCCAAGACGTCACGCTCTCCTCGGGCAGCCACCTGGCCCTGAGGCCTGCCCGCAACGACGCCGACGACATCCCTTACTAGGAGGCCACCGTGATCGACGAGCCCAAGTTCCACGCAACCAACCTGCTGCTGCGCGACGGCACGCTGATTGCCGTCCACGCCCCTTGCCCGCGCCTCATCTCCGTGGCCGCTCCCGAGGACGAGATCGCCACGGAGACTGGGCTCGCCCGCTACAGGACGGAGTGCGCCGGCAAGAGCCTGTGGGCCATCCACCAGGGCATGCCGATCGAGATCGTCCGCGCGTACTGCCGGGGACACGGCGGTGTCGAGCGTGCCGGCGCGACCGCGCTCGATCTCCTGAAGCGGCTGCCGTCCGCCCCGGCCGAGGCCGAGCCGGCCCCCGCTCCCGAGGCCGAGCCGGCGGCGCCGGAGGTCGCCTCTCCGCGCCCTTTTCCGCTCCTCGGGCAGCCCTGGTGGCCGGGGGGCCCGAGACCCCGGCTGTGCCCGGGGCACATGATCAGCATGTCGTGGAGCCGGCTCCGGTCCTGCGGGTCGACACGCTGACGCGAGACGTCGTCGACGCCCGTGCCGTCGTCCGCGAGCATGAGGGTCCGCTCCTCCTTAGGGGCAAGCCGCCGCAGCACGCCGGCGAGGCGGAGGACGCTTGGTGGAAGAGGGTCTCCCGCGCGCGCGGCGTCGGCTCCCGATTCGTCATCGTCCCCGATCCGGCTCTCGCCCGGCACCCCCTCCATGAGGAGGCCGTCGCCCTGAAGGCGCGCCTCGCCGAGCTCGGCGACGTCGCGCTGCAGCGGGCGCAGGAACTGGAGGAGGCGCGCCGCTTCCCGAACGGGCGGCCGCGGCCAACGCACGGAGAGTGAACATGACCCGACCGATCCTTCCCGGGAACGACGCGGCCGCCCAGGCCGCTTGGGTCGCCGCGGCCCTCGCGGAGCCCTTCCACGAGCCGAGGCAGCTCCCCCGGCTGGTGCACCCGAAAGCCGATAAGGCCCCCGCGCCGGAGCGGGAGCCCGACCTCGTCGACATGATGAAGGCCCCCGCGGCCCCGGCTCCGGCTGACGAGAAGCCCTGGTACGTGAAGCAGGGGCTCCCGATCGACGAAGTCCTGAGGCACCATTTCGGCGCAGCGATCTCGCCGCCGAGCCCGCTCGCGCTGAAACAAGCCCGCCTCCGCCGCGAGCGGGCCGAGGCCGCGATCGCGGCGCGGGCCGCCGCGCAGGCCGAGGCCGCCCCGGTCGAGGACGAGGTCGAGGAGGAGACCCCGGCTCCGGCCCCGGCTTCTCCGGCCGCGCTCACGCCCGAGCCGCCCCCCGCACCCGCGTCCTGGTCGTTCACGAAGGAGGAGGCGGCTGCGGTCAAGAACCTCGCGTGGGGCAAGGCGCACTCGGTCCCCGGAGAGCCCTACCGCAAGGCGTGGGAGGCCTACATCGCCCGGGGCGCGGTCCTGACCGAGATGACCGTCCCGATGCAGAAGGGGTGCTTCGCGAAGATCCGCCTGACGGAGACGCACCTCGGCTTCACATCTGGCTACGACTACGAGCACCCGAAGGCCGGTTGTGGAGGCGGGGGCTATCTCGATCCCCAGAGCGACGACGAGGGATGGTTTCACTGGAGGACCCGGCAAGCAGCGCTCCAGGCGGCCGCGAACGAGCTCTGGACAGAATACTGCGAACCGGTCGGTAAGGACCGGATCCGCGAGCACTTCGCGTCGATCGGGATCGACGTGGAGGCAGTACCCGACGAGGACGACAAGAGGCTGCTCGCCAGCCATTCGACTATTGCCGATCTCTGCGGCCGAAAGATGCCCCGGGTGCCGGAGCAGTCGCTCGACGCGCTGATCGAGTACGAGCGCGTTTGCGCCCTGACGGACCACTGGGCGGGACTGGCGCCCGGCTAGCCCTCGTCCAGGCCCTCGCACAGCACGCTCCCGTAGCTCGCCCCATCCGGGATGTCCCCGAGGCGGGCGGCCCGGTATCGGGGCCTGAGGCAGCATCGGAAATAGTCGACCGTCACCGGCGGCCGGGGGTCCCCTGGCTGCCGCGCCACGTTCGCCTCGGCCGCCCGGCGCTCCGCCTCGACGCGGGAGATCGCGAGGTTCATGCGCCCGCACGTCCGGCACGTGACGGCCCCGGGCGGGGGCTCGGAATAGGTGTAGCCGCCCATCACGCCGCGAGCCTCCGGAGAGCCCGCTCGTCAGCCGTGGCGATCTCCTCCTCCAGGGGGCCCGCGTTCGAGGCGAGGTGCTCCCGGATCTCGCGCAGGGTGACCGGCCGGTAGTTCCACCGGTCGACGCCCACGTCGCAGCTGTGCCTGGTGTCCTGGATGGCCCCGTGCACGTGGCCGTAGAGGGCAATGGTCCCCCCGTGCATGCCGGGCCAACTCCGCGCCGGATAGTGCGAGAGGAAGAGCTGCGTCTTCTCCAGGGTGATGCGCAGGATCTCGCGCGGTGGGCTCGCCCACGGAAGGCCGGTGACCTTCGGGCCGTCGTGATTTCCAACGATCAGGTGCTTGCGCCCCCGGAGCTCGGCGAACGTCCGGCGCAGCTCCCGGGCGGACAGGCCCAGGGCGAAGTCGCCTAGGACGAAGATGTCGTCCTCGTCGCGGACGCGGTTATTCCATGCCTCGACGATGCCCCGGTCGTGCTCGGCGATCGAGCGGAAGGGGCGGGAGCAGTAATCGAGCATTTGCTGGTGCCCAAGGTGTAGATCTGCGGTGACGAACACGGGCATGGCAGCCCTCCCTCGAACGAAACGCGTTGACCGTCCGCAAAGGCGTACGGCGGGTTGCTGACCTTCAGGCCGGCAAGCGTTTCGGGAGGGGGTGCTTCATGGCGCGATCCTCGGGGATCCGGGGCCGCCCGGCAAGAGGCGGCCTGAGGTTATGCCTGGGCTACGCGGCGGAGAGCATCGCGGCGTACAGGATGCGTTTCTCCTCCTCGGCGACCTCAGCCTTGGCCTTCTCCTCGGCTGCCTTCTTCTTGGCGGCGGTCTTGGCCTGCCCCTCCTTCTCCCGGGTCCGGCGCCGGGTCGCGATCTCTGCGGCGAGCTGTTCGAGGGGAGGCAGCCCCGCCGCGGCGGCCGTGGCCAGCTCGTCGCACCAAGCGATCCACTTCTCCATGACCGGTTGCTTCAGATCTAGTCTGTCGTCGTCGCTGTAGTGTGTCTCCAGCACATCATCGCTGGGAATACCTTCGTTATGATCCATGATCAGCTTCGTGTCTGGTCGCGCGATCTTGAGGATCTTCCGGCCGTGCGAGGTGAAGCCCCGGCGGAGATCGTGCGGGCTCGCGCGCACGCCCATGTCGAGAAGGCGATGGTTCAGGGCGCTGTCGCTCATGTGGCCGTCGGGCTCCTCGCCCGTCCTCCACGGCCGGATCTGCGGGAAGAGGAAGGGGATCCCGGTGTCGCGGCAGCGCTGCACCTGCGGGGCCAGGCGCGCCCACATCGATGGCGGCAGCGGCAGGACGTGCCTCGTCTGGTCGTCGCGCTTGTCGGCGGTCTTCCGGTGCCGGGGGCTCATGCTCCAGATGCCCCACCCCGGCATCTCGACCCAAGGCACGAAGTCTTCAGCCTGCGCGTCGGCCACCGGACGGCGGCGTTGCGTGGTCAGGACGAGCAGCTCCAGGGCGAGCGACACCGTGCGGTCGAGCACGCCGGACCGGGCTACCGCGAGGATCGTCCCAATCTCCTCGGGCGTGGCCACGTGCTTGCCGGGGACCTTACCGTTCGCCCGCGGCTTCAGGCCCGGGCTCCTCTCCGGCGGCTGCAGCCGAGACATGTCGGCGCCGATCCGCTCCTCCGCGCTGAACCCGGCCGACGGCCGGACGTGGGCGAGCCAGAGCCACCGCCACATCGGACGCAGGGCCGAGGCGAGGTTTCGGGCCTGCGTCTCCCGCCCCGACTTGTGGACCTCGTAGACGACCTTTGCGAGGTCCTCCAGCGTGATCCGCCGGACCTTGCGTCCGGCGAGACCGGCGAGCTCCTTCATGTGAAGCTTCGCGCTGTAGTCCTTGTGCGTGTCCGGGCGCTTCGTCCTCTTCACCTCGGCGAGGTACTCCGCGCGGGCCTCCTCCCAAACCCAGAACGGCCGGTCGTCGCACTCGCGCTCCCAGGCCGCGACCATGACCGGGTCCCGCGGCGGGATCGGCGGGCGCGGCGCGACCTTGCCGAGCTTGACGAGCTCACCCTCCAGGAACTTGTCGTCCGGTGCCCAGAGGCGGTTGACGAGGCCCCGCTGCGCGGCGGCCGCGATCGTGCGTGCCTCGTCGAGGGAGATCTCCGGCGGCGAGCCGATCGTCAGGCGGAGGGTCTGCTTGAAGCGGATCGCCTTGAACGCCCACCGGGCCCCCCGGGGGCCGACGCGGAGCAGGAGCCCCGGCTGCTGGGCGTCGATGAGGTCGTACGTCCTATCGCCGGCCGCGACGTCCTTCATGGCCTTGTCGACGTGGGTCTTGGAGAGCCGGACCGGCATGCGTAGCTCCTCGGGCTGTTCTCGGGCTGCGCGGCCCGGTATCCATGCTCCCGTTCTATGCCCGAGGGCGTGACCAGCCCCTTAACCGAAATCCCTGGACTGACAGGCATTTCCGGGGGTTCGCCCTGTAAGCGATCGTGTACAGGCCGGACCGGAAACCGGCCCCGTTAAGCGAAACAATAGAAATCATAATCCTTGTGTCGGGGGTTCAAATCCCTCCCTCGCTACCACTTTCTCAAGTCCTAGGCCTTTGAGAACTTTACACTTTCTCGAGAAGCCGGGAAAGTCTCCGGTTCAGGGTTTGACGCTTTTCCGACCGGTTTGTCAGAAGGTCTGACGCGTCGCTCGAACTCCTCATCAAGCGTGTTGACGACCTTTCGCATCTTAGGCGCGAGGTCCGCGCCCTTGGCGTAATGCCGGGCCATCTCGATGGTCCGCTGCCCGAGCGCGTCGGCGATAGCCCGCTCGTCGTGCCCGATTTCCCGTAGGATTACCGCCAGCGTGTGCCGTAGGCCGTATGGCGTCAGCCCGCTTTGGACCTTGCCAGCCTTCTCCAACTTGATCCGCACCGTGCGCCAGGACGCGCGGAAACCGCTCAGCGTCCACGGCTTGCCATCGGAGTTCGCGCACAACGTCTCGGCGTCGTGCTCAGGGGCGGCGGCCAGGATCATCCGCAGGGGGAGGGGGACCGGCCAAAACACGCGCTCGCCCGTTTTTGATCGGCTCGTGGAAATCTCGCCGTCCTTGTACTGATCCTTCGTCAGCGTCAGGGCGTCCTTCGGCCCAAGGCCAGTGAACATCATCAGCGCCATCGCGACCTTGATGTGCGGCGGCGCGTGTTCCAGCACTGCCTCACGCTCCGCGTCTGTCCACGGCCGATTGCGATCCGGCGTGCCGCGCTTCTTTCGCAGATCTTTGATGCCGCTCGCGGTGTTGGTCTCCATGTAGCCGCGCTCGGAGCCCCACGAGAAAAGGAGAGAGAGCACGGCCTTCACGTAGTTGGCGAAGCGGCGCCCCTTCTTCTCAGCGGCCTTGTCGCGCAGCTTCACGACGAACTCGCGCTTGAACCGGGCTAGGCTCGTACCGTCGATGTCCTTCAGGTAGTCGAACACCTTCTGGTAGTCGGATCGGGTTTGAGGCGCGAGATCGGTGAACGCAGCATGCTGCCGATAGTCGGCGATCAACAGGCCGAGCGTGCCCGGCTGCAATGCCTTTGGCTCCTGCTTCGCGCCGATTCGCGCTACCGCGGCGAAAAACTCCGGAGTGCCGAGTGGGGCGCGCTTCAGGTCGATCTTCTCACCGGTCTTCCGGTGGTAGCACCTCTGATGCCCGAACCGGTCGGCGAAGATCTTGAATCCCTTGACACGGATGCTCGTCATCCGAGCCTCGCCAAGATATCGTCGTCGCTCTCCTGGTCCGGTGTGCTGCCCTTCAGCCCCTCGATCCAGGCATCAAGGTCGCGCCGGTCGTACCGCTTCACCGGCTCGCCGGGGAAGATGATCGGCCGGACGTTGCAGATACGGTCGAAGGTTGTGCGTGGCATGCTGCAATAGGCGGCGGCCTGCGAGTGAGCGAGGAGCCGGCTTGCCGGCAGTGGTAGTGCGCGATCTCGGGCCCTGATGCCCCGCGGCTCGCCGCCAATACCCCCACCCCTCTCCCTAGGCACGATCCGTTCTCCCTTCCGTCGTGTCGGGGGATGCGAGGGTGGCGCGACCTTCGTCGGTGATGGCGTAGCCGCTGCCGGCCGGCGATCCATCCTCCGGCCAGAGGCCGGCCGCGAATTGCGCGAGGCCGATCCGCGCTAGGTGGCGGACGTTGCGGCGAACGAGCTTACGGTCGATCTCACCGCGCCCGGCGATGGCGGCGAAGCTCATGTAGCCGAAGTCCGCATCCTCGGTGTCGAGCGCCCTCAGCACGCGCTTGTGATTGTCGGACAGCCTACCCATCGCTGCGACCCTCCCTTGCCGTGGCCGCGCGGGCGAGTGCGGTGCGGATCGCGACCCGCGCCCCTGTCACTGCCGGCAGCCATTCATTGAGCGGCACGCCTTCGGGTGGATCCGTCGCGTCCATGTCGGCGAACGGCTTCAGCGCCCCCTTCAGCGCCTCCACCTCGACCCGGAGGCTGGCGGCCTCGGCGGTGGCGGTGGCAAGGGCGGTCTCGATGACAGCGACCGCCTCACGGGCTTTCGGCGCCCTGAGGCTGACCGAACCGCTGTTGGTCTCGTACGGCTTGAGGTAGGCCAGCGCCTGTTCCAGCGCCTCTGGGGTGGCGGCAGTCGTCATGGCCTAGGCCTCATGCCCTCGGGGAGCTTCACGACGTGGACGCGCCGGTTGCGCGGCCTCTCCTGGCTCATCCAGTTGCGGAGCCGGACCTGATGCTCGGCCTCGGCCTTCTGCTGGCAGAACCGGCACTGACGCGGAAAGCCGATCTGATCAGGCCGCGGCGTGCTCGTGGTCATACCGCAGTCGTCGCAGCGCGGATTGACGATGCTGTTGCAGATCGCGCACGTCATCGGCTCGACCTCTCGTGCTGGGTGGCGGGTTCGGGTGCGGGCCGGTTGCGCTCAGCAGCTTCCTCGACCGCGCGCGCCCAAGCGCCGCTGGCGTGGTCGAGGGCATCCGGCTTCATGCGGCGGGTGAAGGCCGGGAAGCGCATCTCGCGCTCCCGCCACAGCCTCAGGGCTTCGGTCTGGAGGTTCGCGCTCACAGGCCACCCCCATCCCGCTTACCGTGCGGGATCGGATTGGAGGACGGGGAGAGGGGCATCCCATTGTGCTCGAAGGCATCGAGGAGGCGGCCGGCCGCTTTCATGCCGGCCAGCGCCATGAAAACAGGTCCGATGTATCGCACCCGCACCCACGAGTTATCCGGACTCTTCCCATGGCTAAGGCTGCAGCAGCCAGTCAAAGATGTTTTGATTGGATTTGCTGTGAGTGGAACAATGTATTCAACCAGGTTATTGATATTATATCTGGGAGGAAAATCCCGTGTTCCGGCAATGCGCAGTGTCGTTTGTCTTTTTTGGGTTGTTGGTTGGGCCCGCGCTTTCACAAGCGCCCGCCAGGCCTCAGCACAGTCGAGAGCAAGCGCCGAATATGCCGCCTGTGCATGAGACAGTACCGGACCGTGTCCGGCCGAGCCTTCCCGGTGAAGATGTCGACCGAAGGCCAGTCCCCGACAAGGTTCAGCCAGACGGGTCGATGAACAGAACCGTGTAGCGCCGCCGCCCGCGAAACTGTCGATGATGAGCGGGCGCATTACGCTGTCTCTCCGTTGCGAGAGGGCACGCCGGTGAGGGCGGCGAAGGCGCGGGTGAGGAAGTGGCGAGCTGACGGGCTGCGTGGCTCCGCTTCGGACGTAACCGGCGCCGGGCGGCCGCTCTGTTCGTCGCGGGTAAGGCGCCGGACCAATGCCAAGGCGTGCGCGGTCTGGGCGAGGAGCGCCGACTCCCGATCCATCTCACCGAGGTCTTCCTCGACGGCCGGGAAGTCATGCGGGGCGATGCGGTGCTCGTCCTCTCTGACGGGAGCGAACTGCTGCTGCAGCATCCGCTCGCCTTGGCGGGAAGCCAGCGCGCGGCGCGCGGAGAGTGCCAGCAGCCCGGCGCAGAGCTTGTCCCAATCGGCGAGATCTGCGGGGTTCAGCATGACGCGCGCTCCCCGGCGAAAGAGCGCATGCCGACGAGTTCGCGCAGCGCGGCCTGTTCACTGGCCGGCAGGCTGTGGATGCACTCCAGCCAGCGGCGATCCTCGGCGGGCAGATCGGCAGGGCCCGGCTCAAGCAGGCGCGTCGGATCGATGCGAAGCATCTCGGCCGGCGCCTCGCGCCGCGAAAACGGGATCGTCTCTCGGCCTCGCTCCCACCGCGAGACCGTTGCGGCGGAGACGGCCATCACCTGGGCCACCTCAACGAGGGTGATGCCCTGGCGCCTACGATGGTGGCGGATCATGGCGCCCGCGTGGGTCGGTGTTTCGGGACGGGAGACGGGCACGGGTCAGCGCTCCACGTAGAGCTGGCGGGGAGGAAGACGGGGCTTGGTGAGTTCGGAGGAGGCACGGCGCTGGGGCGGGCGCTTCGGCATGGGCGCGCTATGGATCGGCCGGTGCGGCGCGGTCCGGATGCCGTGGTGGGCGTCCTCGCGGCGCTGCGCCTTGGCAAGGTCGCCGAGATCCACCGCCGTCTTGGCCTTGTGGCAAGGGTCGCAGAGCACCTGACAATTCGACAGGACCGGCTCGCCGCCCATCCGATCTGGGATGCGGTGGTCGTACTGGAACTTGCCGACCGTCAGGGCGCAGCCGCAGCCGACGCCCTCGCATTTGCCGTTGGCGCGCTCGCGGGCTTGGCGCTGGACCCTCTTCGAGAACTCGCGCCTCACGACCGCTCCCCCATCGCAGTAAGGGCAGCGTCGACGGCTTCGCCAACGGCACTCGGGAGAGCCGTGTCGGTGTCGGGATCGCGGCACGCGTCGCGGACGGCGCGGAGCGCCTTGAGCGCGGGGCCGTGCGCGTTGAGCGCCTGAACGACATCGGCGGCGATCTCGGCGCTGGTCATGCCCGCCATGACGCGAGCGCGGAAATCCTCGGGCGCTCCGGCGAACTCGATCGCCGCTGAGCAGTCGCCGGGTATCGCGCTGAAGATCAGCAGCAGGGGCGCGGTGTTGTCGGCCATCACAGCACCCCATGAGCGCGGGCGCAGGCCACGAGAGCCAAGCAGCAGATGACGGCGATCGAGCCCATACCGGCAGCGATCGAGACAGGATTGAGGTCGATCGGCTCAGCGGCCGGGCGCGGCGCGGACATGGCGTTCCCCATTGTCGTTGGAGGGTCGGGAGAAGGTCAGGGCCGGCGGCGGCACGAGGCGCCTGCAGCGGCCGAGGAAGAGGCGAACACCGGCGACGTAGGCGGCCAGGGCAATCCCGGCCGCGAGGAGATCCTGGGCCAGGGCGATCATGGTGGGTCAGGCGGCGGCGGGAGAGACGAAGCCGGCCTCGTGGGCCCCGTGCGCCGCCGCGGGCGCGGCGCTCTTGCCGTAGGGGTGCGCTGCATCGAGGCGGGCGAGTTCGGCGCCGACTGCGTGCGCACGGTCGATCAGAGACCGCTCGGCAGCTTCGACCGTATCGACCCGGCGCATCGCGGTGCGGGTGATGCTCCGGTCGTTGTGCTGGATGCGCTGGGACTGCGCCTCCGCGAGGTCGGCCTCGCTGGCATAGGTGCCGGTGGTGCCCGCGAGCGCGTTCCGGCAAGTGGCGCGAAGGCCGATCTTCGCCTCCTCGAGGCGCAGTCGCACCATGTTCGCGCTCTGCGATCCGCGCGGGCCGAGCTGCGGGCTGGTGGCATCGTCGATCGCCACCTTGCGGACCACGTCGCTGTAGGCCTGCGCCGCGAGGCACAGGTGCTCGACGGCATCGGCGAGATCGAGGGACGTGATCGCGGGCTCGGGCTGGTCGGCCTGGCTGAACGGCGCGCACATGGGTGGCCTCGTCGGGCTGGTGTTGCGGGAAGGCGAAGGGGCGCGCCGAAGCGCGGCAGGCTCAGGCGGCGCAATCGTCCAGCGGCAGCGCCGGCGCGAGATCGGCGACCACGGCGGCGCGCTCGGAGGCGGCATCGGCAAGTCGGTGAATGTGAAGCTCGGAGGCGCCCGACGCCTGGGCCAGACGGACCCAGGCCACCGCGTCGGCGGCGGTCTCGACGCTGGAGACCTCGATGGGGGAAGCGAGGCCGGCCTCGTCGCGGCGCACGGCGATCACGACGGCGGGAGCGGCCTCTATGGCGTCAGCCGAGCCGACATCGTGGATGCCGACGACGTAGCGCTTGGTCGAACGGCCGCGCCAAGCCGAGAGAGCCACCGCCGCGCTGCCGCGCAGGCCTGCCATCGTGCACAGGCGCTCCTCACGGACCTCTGGCGGCGCCGCACGCTGCCCGCGCATCCGGTCTTTCACACGGCCCCAGTTCAAGGGTGGCTTGTTGGACATCGGCGGCGGCTCCATCGCTCGGTTGCGACGGACCTAAGTTGCGATCACCGCAAGCGCAAGTCAAGCGTAAATCGCAATTGCGTTCGCAACTGCGGTCGAAACTCAGCCTGTGGATAGTTGTGGAAAGCGCAAAAGCGCTCGACTCTGTACGGGCGGGGCGCTCCCTTAGAATTAGAACAGGGAGTGAACATGCTGCGTCCGGGTACCGGCCCGCTCGTCGATCGTCCGATGAAGCAGTTCTCGTCCCTCATCATCCGGTGCCGGACATGCGAGAAGGAAACCCGCTGGCTCAGCCGTCAGCTGCTCGACCTGGGGATTTGGGAGACCGGCGCGATCGGCAGCTTGGAGGGAAAGATGGTCTGCAGCGAATGCGCCAACTCGGGGCGCCCGGCGCGAGAGGTTGATGTGCGGCCGTGGCCGCCTATTCATCCAGGGTTCCAACAATACGGTGAACCGACACCACCCGGTTCTTGTCGAACCGCATCAGGCGATCCTCGCCCGCGGGAGGATTGAGCTGCTCGAGCACCAACTCATCGCCAAATGAGATGAACCGCTTCACGTAGCCGAAAGGCGGGTCGCCATCGTTGTCGTAGACCTGTGCGACGACGTAGTTGCCCTTCCGGTATCCCTTGTCCGGGTTCACCAGAACGATCTCGCCTGCCTCGTAGCGCGGCTCCATCGAGTCGCCGTGGACGTAGACCGCATAAGCTTTCGGATTTGAGGCCAGACTTTCAGGACGAGTCACGGTACCTAGGATCTGGCCATTGAACAGAAGGCGCGATCGGGGGCCGCCACCAACGGCGGCGCCGTAAATCGGCATCTGGTTTGTATCAAGGCGGACGCGCTCTGGGAGGCCTGCGTTTGGCATGGGCGAGCTCCCTCGCTGGCCAAGTTGCCGCTCCCCCACCTGCAGAGCCTGGCCGATACTCTCCAAGGCCGCCGGTAGGTCGTCGGCCGGGAGGTCGAAGAACTGCCATATGGGTGCGATCTCGTTCCGCTGCACGTCGCGCGTGCCGCTCACCGTTTTGCTGACCTTCGTGGCGTCGATCTCAATACCGCGCTCTTGAAGGAAGGCCACGAGGTCCTTCTGGCGTTTCCCGGTCGCAAGAAACTGCTGCTTCAGCCACGCGGAGGTGAAGGGCTTCTCGTCCATGTCGACGTCATCGCGCATGGCTTGACTCGCTTCGATAGCGAATATCGCATAGAGATCGCTTGACATTCAGTTGCGACATTCGCAACTTAGCGCCATGTCGAGCGTCGCCGCATCCATCATCGCGAAGTGCAACGGACACGCCGTGGTCGCGGAGATCTGCGGCGTCCACGTCACCCGTGTCTACCGCTGGACCTACCCGGTCGAGAAGGGCGGATCCGGCGGCGTCATTCCGACCCGTCATCAGGCTCTGCTCCTGAAGGGCGCTCGGGCGCGCGGCATTGATCTTCGTCCCGAGGACTTCTTCGATCCGGCCTGCAGCGGCGTCGCGACGGCGGCGGATCGCCCGCGGAGCGCAGCATGACCTACCGCTCCCTCCGTCTCTGCGCCACCGGCATTGCCCTGACGCTGGGCGTCCTAGCCCTTGCCGGCTCTGCCGCTTGGGATGCGGCCCGTCGCGGCGACCCCATCACCATGCCGTGGAGCGCTGCACGATGAGCGCTCACCCCAGCATGCTCCGCACGTCTCTGACGAAGCGTTCAGCGTGTGACGGCATCGCTTCGGCGACAAGCTCGAAGAACTGCGTTCCCTCAGGTGTTGCGAACGGCGGTCCTGGCGGTACTTCGCTGAGGCTCACAACGAACTGGTCGAGCACTTCCTCTCGGCTTTCGGCCGGCATCTGCCGAAGCAAGTCGGCCATCATCACCGTTACGGCCGCACGAAGGACACCGATCTGCGCCGTCGTCTCGACCGCGAAATCCCTGGTCGTTTGGTCCACTCAAAGCTCCATCGGGCGTGTCGCAATGCTGATGCTGGGGCTGCTTGGGTCCAGTGTCCATAGTGCCCAGGCCCAGCCCACACTCGTGGATGACTACTCGGAGTGCGCCTGAGATGGTCGGGCTCGCCGTTATCCTCGCCGTCTGCGCTGTTACCGGCTTCGCTCGCGCTGCGTTGCACGGGTCGCTCTCGGCGCTTGCTGTCGGCGTGGTCGATGCAGCGGCATGCGGGGTGTGCTGGCTCGCTTCGTGCGTGTCGTCATGACCGGCGCCGTTCAGTGCCAGCGGTCGCGCGGTGGCCAGACGGTGGATGCTGCGGCGCCTGCTGTCTTGCGCGCCGCGGCTATCGCCGCAAGGGACCTTGGCTCGGCCCCCTTGCTCTGGGCTCGTCTCTCTAGATCGAGCAGCAGCTGGAATAACTGGTCCTGCACGCCGAGGGGAGACGCCGGCAGCTCTGTTGTGAGGAGAGCGAACAGCTCGCGCAAGAAGGGGCAGGATACCCTGGGCGCATCGTCGGCCATGGCCGCGGTTCCAATTATCAATGTTTTTAAGCGCTATTATAAAATTAAAATTGGAATTTATTCTATAACCCGCGTTGGATCTATGCCTGAATATTTGTTCTTTCTGAGAGATTCGTATGATTTTGCTCCCGTAAAGCATTTCGGCACTGATTTTCAAGACCGCGCCGGATCCTGCCGGCTGGTCGGGTCCGTCGTAACTGTTTCGGACGTCGGCGGACCCGTCCCCCATTCGCGCCGTTCCCGCGGCGCTTCCGAAGTCCGCCGCTGCCCCGCGGCCGACGCACCCGTGACGGGTGCTCCTCCCAAGGACTTGGCCGCTCCCGTTCCCGCGGGGGCGGCCCTTCTCCTGGGCCAATCCTACTCGCGCGCCTGCCTCTGCCGCCAAGCCCGCGGCGGTCGCGCCTCTGTTCGTAGTGTTGCGTCCTCCGCCTCAAGTCTTCGTCCAGCGCCTCGCTCCTTCGAGATGCAATTCAGCATGTCGGAGTGCTCAGATGCGGACAATTTTTGCCCGGAAACGGACAATGCAGACCGCCGCTAACCTCGCCAATCCGCTGGTCGATGCCCTGGTGCGCCATGCCGAGCGTCGCACGGGCTCGCGGATGCTTGCCTACGAGGCCGTCGGCCGGACGATCGGCACGACCGCGTCCTGGGTGCGCAAGTTCGTCGGCAACCAACCGGTGCGGCTCGACGCCGACACGTTCCTGCGCATCCGCGCGACCTACCAAGCCAACTGCGACCGCTGGGATGCCCAGGCGGACGAAGATCGGGCCGCGTTCTTCGCGCTCGGAGGGGGAGACGATGCAATGGATCAGAGCCCGGACGCGCGCCTGGATGTGGCGGAGGGCTCGGAAGCTGCGCGAGGCCGGCAGGCCGCTGCCGTGGTGGCTCCGATGGTGGATCAGGGCGCGCAGTGACTGAGCCTGCCCGCCACTCGCTGGGCTGAGCAGCAACTGTATCCGCTGCCGGGCGGTCCCCGGCATCCCGAGCGATGGAGGCGCCTGTGATCGCAGCGCGTGCAAGCAGCGTGTTGCCTGGACGTAAGCGCGCGCCCCTCAAGCCCGAGGAACGTCCGGTCTACGCTCAGCGCCGGATCGCATTCTCGGTCGAGATCCGTTTTCCGCTCCCGCCGAGCACGAACAGCCTGTTCTTCAACGTGGCCGGAAAGGGTCGCGTGAAGACGCCGCGCTATCGCCGGTGGCGCGACAACGCCGTGCTGGCGATCTGCACCACGAAGCCTACCCCCGGCCGCATGGCCGGCCCGTGCGATGTCACGATCTACCTGCCGCCATTTCGCCGCGACATCGACAACCGGGTGAAGCCTTGCCTCGACGTGGCAGTCGCGGCCGGCATCATCGCCGACGATGGCCAGCGCTATCTGCGCAGCCACCCGCACGTCGAGATAGACCGCACCGCCACCGAGGTCCGCATGGTCCTCACCATGCCCTCCGCCGAAGAGCAGGACCGCGCCGAGATCCAGGTCCGCGCCCGCGAGGGCCAATGCTGTGCGCACATCGCCGTCTCGCTCGGCCTCGACGAGGGCCACGTCCGCACCGTGCTCGAGGAGGCCCGGTCATGAAGGCGCGCTGCACCGATACCTGGCCAGAGACCTTTCGCAATCGCAACGCGGTCGCCGAGCGCTGGGCTGCGGGCATGGACACCCTCGCCATTGCACAGGACATCGCGCTCACCGAGCCGCAGGTCTGTCAGATCCTTGCTCGCATACAGGAGGCGCGGCACGCCGCACGCCTGCTGTCGCGCACTCTGGATGCGCGGTGATGAGCGACGACCGCCCCACCATCCAGCAGCAGATCGACGAAGTGCTGTGCTGCCTGCTCAGCATCCGCTCGGCCGTCAAGGCGTGGCAGCTCGCGCCTGAGAAGCATCGCAGCGTCGAGACCGGGGCGTGCCGCTCAAAGCTGGTGCCCCTGGAGGCCGCTGTCCGCACTCTGGAGTGGGTCAGGGACAACGCCGAGCAGCTTCGACAGAAGGGTGAGCAGTCGTGAGCACAGACGCCACCCTCATCGCTGACCTGATCCGTGCCGGCGTCGATGCTGACCTCGTGCAGCGCGTGGCGCTGGAGCTTGGGCGGGCGACGGCCGAGCGCGAGGCGATCGAGAAGCGTCGGCAGGCGGATCGGGAGCGTCAGGCCCGTCGTCGTGGTCACGTGATGTCACGTGACGTCACGTTACAACCCGTGACAACCCGTGACGTCACGGCGGACCCTAAGGGCCCCGCCCCCTTGCCCCCCAGACCCCCCCTATAACCCCCACCCCAAACACCACTTCCGATCCTGACGGATCGGCCTCGCCGAGCGGCGAACCTCGGTCGGCCGAGATCATCGACCCTCGAAAAGACCTGTTCGATCGCGGCCTCGGCGCTATCCGCCGGATGACCGGCTGCGCCGAACCCCGGTGCCGGACCCTGCTCGGCAAGTGGCTCCGCGATGCCGGCGACAGCGCCGTGGTCGTGATGGCCGCCATCGACACGACCGAGGCCGCCGAGACCGCCAACCCCATCCCCTACGTCGAGGCGATCATCGCCCGGGAGGCCAAGCGCAATGGCTCAGGATCTCACGACACGTTCGGCCGCGGCGCTGCCGGCAATCGACACGGCGGATCCAGCTTCGATGCTGTTGCTGCCGGACTGGCTCGCGTCATCGATCGCCGCGGTCTCAGACCTGGGAGCCGGGCGAACGGAGGTGGATCCAGTCACGCGGCAGATCACGGCCCGCGTCGCAACGATCCCCGCATCGAGGATGCCGACTGGTCCCCAGCGGACGGCGATCGCCCGGCGCATCGCCGGCCTGCAGGCCGCCATTGAGCCCGGTCCGGTAGAGGAGACAATCGGGGTGCTGGGCGACCTGATCCAGGAATACGCGCCGAGCCGGCTGGACGATCGGACGGTGAGCATCAAAGCCGAAGCCTACCTCGATGCGGTCGAGGATTTGCCGGCCTGGACGGTGCGGGCGGCAGTCCGGCGCTGGCGCCGCGGCGAGGTGTCGGCCGACCCGGCAACGCTCGACTTCGCGCCGAAGCCGGCCCGGCTGCGCGGCATCGCCGAGCGCATGGTGCTGGTCGCCCGCGGTCAAGCAGCGCGGCTGCAGCGCGTCCTCGACGCCAAGCCCGAGGAGCGCATCACCGACGCCCAGATGGCAGCGAACAGCGAGAAGCTGACGGGGCTGATCGCCAAGACCGCGGACGGGCCTGTGATCGAGCCGCAGGGCGCCACCAGCGCGGAGCGGCGCGCGGCCCTGGCTGATCTCGAGGAGCGCCGGAAGCGCCGAGAGGCGGCAGAGCGCGAGGGCGCGCCGGCACAGGAGCCGTCGACATGA